TCATAACAGCTCTTCCTTTTTAAGTTTTCCCTCGTCAGGCAAATCAGCCCGAATCTGCCTCTTATACTTATAATAGGTATTCCGGGCAAGTCCAGTCAATTTCATGCACTCCATGTCATCCAATGTTCCGCCGAACGCCTTACAATGGACACGGATCTTCTCCTTGGCCGCTTTGGACTTTTGGGTTTCAAAGCCAGTGCCTTTCTTGCGACCAACCTGCTTGCCGTTCAACCGGGCAGTCAAAAGGCCCTCACGGGTGCGCTGGTGCAAATCAGACACTTCTTTTTCGGACTGCTCAAAGGCCAGTTTGATCTGCTCCTTGGCCAACGCCATCAGATATTCGTTGATGCCCTTCAAGATGAAGTCCACATTTGTCCCTGTCATGGCGATGCTGCCCGACAGGGCTTTTTTGTAGGTCTCGGTGTCGATGTGGTGCTCTTTCAAGAACACCAACCGGATGCCCTTGTGGTAAAGGTCTTCGTACAGAGCAAAACCTTCCTCTGCGTTTCTGGACATCCGGGACACCGAGTCGAACACCACCATATCTCCTGCTTTCAGAACTCGGTAGAGCTTCAACCACTCCGGGCGAAAGACGGATGTGCCGGTGTAGGCTTCCTGCACGATATGGGCGGTCGGATATTCGGCCTTGATGTTGCGGATCTGACGGTCAATGCTCTGTTTTGCAGTGGAAATTCTGCAATAGCCATAAATACTCATAACTCTTTTCTTTCTGTATCAAAAATGCCGTAGGTGCAGAAAAGTATCAATTACGGCGAGATTGGGCAATTTATCTTAGCAGATTGATAACGCTAAAATGACGAACGGCATTTTTAATACCTTTTCGGCACAAGTTTTCTGCTATTCCTGCTTCAAATGGGTCTCTATAAATTCTTCCACTGTGACACATGGCTTTTGATTTTTCTCTGTTCCTCCAAACGGAGCATAGTTCCAGTCCGTTTCCTCGTCAATATATCGCCGCCCATCGTCCGGCAGTTCCAGCGGTTCCGCAAGGATGATGGTTCCCCAGTGATTGACCATCACAAAGGGCGCAATCTCACAAGGGATGCCCCGGCACTCATCATCATGCCGGACATCGTAGGCATACAGACCATCCGGGATGGTATCTCTCTTGATGCGGATGCTGGTGAACAGCGCAGGCTTTCCGCAAACCGTAATTTCTTCGTAGTGTTCGGTCATTGCATTAAAGGTCATAAAGCATTCCTCCTTAGATTTCAATGATAAAAGCTCTGAATTTCTCTTTGTAGAAATCCATTGCACTCTGCGGCAGAGAAGTCATATTTCCTTCGTTGTCGCATCCGGCCAGAAATCCCGGCCCGGCAAGAACATCGGCTCCATCCCACAGCGGACGATTGAGCGGCAGGCCAAGCAGCTTGCCTTCATCATTGCAGACCAGTGTAACCTCTGAACCGGTGTCACTCAATGTGATGCATTCGATCAGCCCGCCTACAAATTTCTGCATGGCTTCAAGGGTGTTGTCCAGCTCGATTTCCTTTGGCAGCTCCATTGGCAGGAGTGCAAGAACTTTGATTTTTTCTTCTTTCATTGTGTGCCTCCAAATAAAAACAGGACAATCCACGCGGACTGTCCTGCAAAAGTAAAGGGAGAGCATCCGAAGATGCTCTCCCTAAGTCATATACAGTTTAGTTGATGCCAAGCTCTTTCATCAGCTGAATACGGTATTCCTTATCTTCAGAAGCCCGTTTTGCATCCTCAATGCGGTTTTGATCGAAGAGCTTCTTCATGAGCAGAGCCACACTATTTGCACCTTCAGCCTTTCCACGATTTTCCACTTTATCAAGCACATCACACATATTGCGTGGGCCTCCTTTCTGGCCATCGGTATTGGTATTGTATGCTTCCTCAAACCGATTATCATTCGTCAGAATGCTCAGCAGTTGAAGCGTTTCTTGCACATGGGTCAAATCCTGTGAACTGGGGATGTAATCGCCGTTTTGCCGCTTCTGCACGAAGTAGTCTGCCACAACCTTAAAATCGCTCTGGAAAAGCTCTACCTGCTCATGGGTCAGATAGGCAATCTGGAACAAGTTGATTTTATAGTCGTTGACATACGGCTCAAACTCTTTGGGAATGTTCAGCCGTTCCTTCAGGGACAGTGGGCCATTCCACGGTTTATCATGGCCGAAGTAGAGTACCAGCGTTACAACCGGATAGAGCTTTTCGCTATCGCCAAGTAACTGCGCTTCATACTCTGCACAATCATCATCAATTGCACAGAAGGGTAGATCAGAGTAGGAAACAGCCTGATTTTTAAGACCGATGCATATCACACGGATATTCATGTCCTTCCAGTGTTTGGTAACGTCATGGCTGATTAGAATGCTAGAAATCTTATATAGAAACGGATCTTCCAGCTCGTCCGCAGACAGAACCTGTTTGCCGTTGAACAGAAGCGCGTTCACAATGTCCGAAAAGACATCATTGTAAGATTCCAGATTTTTCTTGGGCGTAATATTTTGCTCCATATCTTCACCCTCGGTTCTTATATATGGTATCATGTGAGCTTGAAATTTACAAGCATTTGCCTTATGCTACGTTCAATCTGGTGGCTTTGTAGCAGTCAGCGCACATTCCCTCATGGGTGGCGGCAAACTCTGCTGCCTGCATGATGGAGCCATCCTTCAGCTTGACCCGCTTAATGGGCTGATTGCAGCGGACACAGATGCATGGAATAGGCGGCTGTTCCTGCTTCGGGGCAGCAGATTTCGGTTTCGACTGCTTTTGCAGTTCCGCCTCCGGCTGCGGTGCAGCGTCTTCGGGTAAATCTTCTCCGGCATAGACATACAGACCTAAGCCAAACATGGCAAGGTTCTTCACCAAGCACCGCATGATAGCCTTATTCACATCGAACATGGAGGCTGCTTCTACGGTGCGTTCTTCCATGCCGATCTTTTCACGGCGGCGGGTCTGCGGATTATAGTCCCATTTCGGGGTGGTGTAGGTATAAGGCACAGCTTTCATAGCTTTGTTTGCGCCATCCAATACAGGCAGCCACATTTCGTGCGAAACGCCCTCAATCGTGACAGTGGTATACACCATAAAGCCGGTTATGGGGTCATAAACATAGGGCAGACCGTTGAATTTCTTGACTTCGTAGCTGGCAGCAGGATACAACTTCTTCACCTCTGCCCAAGCGTACGCCCAGCTTACATATTTCAGTTCCGTGTTGCCGGATTTTTTGACTTCCAGATGATCTTTGAAGTCGATAGCAAATAATTTTACGAATGGATTTTCCGTAGCCATAATAAACCTCCAAGAAAAAAGGCGGCAGAAAATTTACTCCCTGCCGCCATACAATCATGTCGCATGAACGATGGTGAACCTGCGGCTGCTCACATTTTTGCTGTACTGGTTGAAAATATCCGGCTGCTCTTTCCGCAGACGTTGGGAATCCACTCGTTTGCTTTCGGAGGATACCCACGATACCTTATAACCCGGTGCTGTGCCATAGGCGGCATCCTGCATTTGCAGCTTGACCTGTTGCTCGATGGCCGTTTTTTCCTGTTCCATCTGCTCGATTTGATTGGAAAGCTCCTGCCGCTTATCCAGAAGTCCATGCAGGGCACTCAGGTCAGCAGTCTTGTCCCGGTTGTCTACCTCATAAAGTTGGTTGATCTGCTGGGTGTCACAATCGCAACCGTTGGGTGCAGGGGGAATCTGCGGCACGACATGACGTGTCCAGAACAGTTCTTCCTTATCAATGAGATCAGAAAGCACCTGCTTATCTGTCACAATTTTGTGGATCACCAGCTCTCTGCCGAAAATCAGAGCCGCCACATACCAGCAGTCGAAACCGCTGACGGCTAAGTAGTGGTCAACCTGCGCCAGATAGTGAGCCGGGATTTTCCCGTCTGCCCACTTGTCCGCAGAAAAGGGCGAGACCGTTTTGCACTCCAATCCAGCTTTTTGCCCAACGATCAGGCGGTCAAAGTCTGCCAGAAGCAGCGGATGTTCTTCGCTTTGGTAGATAGCGTTTGCACGGCGCACCTTCAGACCGGTTGCTTCGGTAAACCGCTGCGCCACATAATCCTCCAAGTCACGACCCTGCCGCATGGCTTCGTTGTCGATATTTTCAATGGTATCGCTGATTTTATCGTGGTACACCTGAAATGCAGAACGGTAGGGGTTCAGGCCAAGAATAGCCCCGGCATCCGTGCCGGTAATGCCGCACTTACGGTAGCGGAGCCAATCCTCTTTGGACAAGTTCCGTGTAGATACAAGCCTTTTCATGCAATGTTTAACCTCTCTTTCATCTGTTCTTCTGCGATAGAGAAATCATATTCCACCAAGTCTTTGATAATGGTGGAAAACTCATCCACCAAGGTACGGTCATCATCCAGCCATAGGGCATACAAGAAATCCAGAATATTCCGCTGCACCCGGAGATGGTTCCAGAAACGCTCGTCCATCTGCTTTTCGGTGTCCAGCGTGATTAAAGCACTGACAATGGTGCTTTTCATCGTGATCTCGTATGCCGTGGTGCAGGTAGGCTTTGGAAAATCGGCTTCGATGCTGTTCAGGAACTCAGAAAACTCCCGGACAGCCCGGTTGCTCACATCGTTCATACGTCCTCCTTTATGCTGCTGCCAGCACCATCTTGTAAGCCTTGTCGAGCATGGGATTGCCCTCTGCGGTGCGCAGGAACAGGTTTTCGTTGTAGTTGCGAGTTTTACGGATGGGGTCTGCATGGGTGGCAAAATCCGAAACAGCGTTTACGAACCGCCAGCCGTTCTTTCCGACCCACTCCAGATCGGGTGCGTTGTAATAACGAGCCTTCAAATCTTCCTGCAAGCGCAGGTTGTTCTTCCGCTGGCCATCGGTCAGATCTTCGGTGACAGGGAAAAACTCATTGATGAACTCCTGCACTTTGCGGTCGGACAGTTTGATGGTGGTCAGCTCATGGATGCCTTTGCCCAGTTCTGCCATATAACCGTTGGCAAGCTGCAAGGTTTCGCGGGCATCCTGCACCCGGAGCAGAACATTTTCGGTGTGGCGGGCAGTCCAGATACGCTTTGCAGAGCTGAGCGCCAGATTCAGGGTGTTCTGGCAAACCACACGAACCGGGGTCATAGCAACCTTGACACCAGAACTGCCATCGTGGCTGTTGAAAAACACAAGATATGGGGTCACTTCATCACCTGCGATAATGTATTTCTCAGGCAGCTTCGCCAGCATCCAGACCTTTTTGCCGCCTTGCAAAGAGCCAGCGGTTTCATAGGTAACGCCTTCACCCAGCAGATCATCCGTGAAACGGAATGCTTCCTCGTTCTGCACAATGCGGTAGCGGTCGGACACGACACCAAGCACGGCATCATCGGTGCTGCGGACATTAGCACGATAACCGGGAATCATAGCACCAGTGCCGGAATAGATATTGCGGCTCTCCATCTGCCAATCCAGACCGGCCAGCTCTAAGGCTTCGCGGCTTGCAGGGGCATCCATCACGATACGGCCAAGGCCATGCCAAGGAGTTTCACGAACAGAGAACATGGTTTCAACGTTTGCGGACATAATCTTTACCTCCAAAATTTTATTTCTGATTGATATCCTTACTTCTTTTCGATCTGATGTGCTGTCCAGACAATGATCTTTGCAGCACCCTTTCCAACTGCTTTCACCACCTCCACCAACACTTTTTCCAAAATTTCAGTCATTGATTTTTCCTCCGTTTTTCTGTGAAAAGTAAAGACCTGTAAGCTTCAGAATTTGCTTACAGGTCTTTCTATCCAAGATTATAATATATAATTATATCTGAATCAGATACGCTTAGCTTGTGCCAAGTGTGTCAGACGTGTCAGTATTTTTACAAATCAGCCCTATATTTTCATGTTTTTCGGGCGTTTTAAGGGTGAAAATATAAGTATATATATGATTTATTTTGAAAATTTCTGACACAACCGGCACAGCCGACACACCCTCTTACCTTTGAATTTTCGACCGGATACCCACAACTACTGTGAGATCGTGCCATTCATTTTTACGGATCCCCTGATTCCGGGAGGCCTTGAATGCTTTTGCCTCCTCGAATGAAACCGAAAAGCGAGCCATTTCGATAAAGCCATCCATCGTATATACAGCGGTATTTCTCCCCTGCAACTCTGACAGCTGGAAATCAAGCACCCAGCGAAACTCTTCGTTCGTCACCGGAGTGATCTGCACCACACAGCTGTTGATAAGTTCCCGGTTGACATCGTTCTCCGATGCCTGCTGCCACTCATCCAGCTTCTGAGAAATCAGGTTCATGTCCAGCGCTCCGCTGCGTTCATCCTCCTGTTCTACGCTCTCATACTGGGACTGCAATTCTGCGATCTGCTCGTCCAACCCCTTTCGGCGCTCCACAAGTTCCTGTTTGGTGATAATGCCATCCGCGCACAGGTCGATGTATTTAGCCAGCCTCTCCTTCTGCCGGGCAATGCTGTTTTCCAGCATTGCCTTCTTGGAAATGCGGACGCTTTTCTCCTCTGCCATACAGCGGTTCAGGATTTTATAGACTTCTTTGACAGTCTTGCCTTTGTCAAAGGTAAGATGCTGGAACACCTTCTCTGCCATCAAATCCAGTTTCCACTCACAGATTGCCTTGATCTGGCAGCTGATGTTCAAATCAAGCTCATGTTCCTGCAAGTAGCTAATGCTGGGTTTTCGGGTGCGGCGGTAGCACTGGAAGCCGTGAATTACAGCACCGTCACGATTTACGCGCCACTTGAACTGGATAAATCCAGCACCACAGTTGCACCGCAGCTTTGCCGTCCAGATAGATTTCGGCGTGTTCCTCATATACTTATGCTTCTTTCCGTTTTCATCGATCACTCGTGCCGACTTCGATAACAAGATCTGCTGGCATCTGTCCCACGTTTCCTCTGATACAAGCGGCTCAAAATTACCTTTCACATAGACGTAGCTGCTTTCGTCCAGATTTTTGACACGTTTTTGCGTCAAATAACCATCACTGTGGGATTTGTTGTAGCAGATGCAGCCTTTATAGGTCGCATTATGTAACACCCGGCTCACCTTGGAAGCGTCCCACGAGACATGCCCGCTTGCATCCAATCTGCCCAATCGGTACAATTCTGCTGCCACTTTTTGAAGCCCGACCTTTCCGGTCGAGTACATCTGGTAAATCAGTTTTACGGTCTGCGCCTGATCCGGGTCTGGAACATAGGTTCCGTTCTCTCTGCGGTATCCTAAGATATTTCCGTTCCCATACAAAACGTGCTTTTCCCGGCTGATTTTCTGCCCCGCTTTGACTCGCTCCGAAATTTTGCGGCTTTCATCTTGTGCCATGGAAGACATGAGCGACAGTCGGATTTCGCCATTATCGTCGGTCGTGTTGATGCCGTCGTTGATGAAAAATAAATTCACGCCCATAGCATTCAACTCACGGGTATAGGACAACGCATCAACCGTGTTTCGTGCAAATCGGCTCACCTCACGGGTAATGATAAGGTCAAATTTTCCCTTTTGGGCGTCCTCCATCATTCGCAAAAACTCTGGCCGCTTCTGTGCCTGTGTTCCGGTAATGCCCTGGTCTACATAGACCTCAACGATTTCCCAGTCCGAATGCCGGGAACTTTCAATTTTATACCACTCCAACTGATTTTCCAGTGCATTGATCTGTGCCTCATGTTCTGTCGAGACACGCGCATATACTGCTACTCGCATATTTTTACCTCCATATTTTGAGATTTCAGGGCAAAAAGAAAAGCTCTGGCAGAATCTTTTCTACCAGAGCCTTTCTCTGTCGCTTACGAAGCCTTTGCAGGCGGTTCTTCCTCCTGCTCACGCTTCATCCGAAGGAAGTTCTGATAGGTGGGCAGGTTCAGCAGCCCTGCCGCAAAAAGAGCTTCGATCAGACAATACGCCATCGCCTTTTCGTCAACGTTCAGCATCGTGACACCTCCATAGTGTTTGTGATTGTGCTTGGTGATTAGAGATATAACATATCACTGAGAAGTCAGACGTTACGGACGAAGGCGGATTCCTCGGAACGCTGACACAGGGTGTTCGTGTGCAATCATTCCTTCCCCTGAGCACCGGGAACGTCCGTGCTCAAATCCCATCGCAATCAACGTCCTTCTTAAATCCGAGTCTGTGCACGCTCCTATATTCTTTTCCTTGCAAAAATCCAGGTAGGCTTCGTATAAGTCAGACAAAGCCACTTCAGCATTTATATTGCTCGTATCACAGATTTCTTGCACAAACCTTTTTACAGGCGAGTACTTCGCGCTGTCCACATAAGGAATCTCCGGGAAGATGTAGTTGCGCTGAACGAGCTTTCGCGCATAATACAGTGCCTTTGTAACAATTGCGTCCCGCTCGGCCCAGATTTTGTCTCCCAAATCCGGGTCTTGCTGATTATCCGGGATTGCATAATTAAAGGGCAGATATACAATACGCTTGATGAGTGCCTCATCCTCTCCGTCGATGATGAGTGGGTGATTACTTGAAAAGACAAACTTTATACGCCTCTCCAGCAGCGCATCATCGCGATATTTTCGTGGAATATTCATTGAATCTCCTCCAGTGATTTGTTTCAGCCGAGAAGCTGCTTCATCGTCGATTCTTGAGCTGGACATATCCATATCGAAATTGATAACGGAAGTTGCCAAGGAAGCCATACCAAACTGGTTCTTTAGATTCTTAAGTCTGATGCTGCTAACGGATTCTTTGGGGTACAGTCGTCGGATAAAACTTCCCAAAACGCTTTTGCCGCTGTTTCCGATGCCTTTCATGAAAATAAAGAACTTTCCTCGCGCAGGGTAGATAAGCAAATACCCAATTACCATCCAAAATCGCTCCATCAGCTGGGGATCACCGCCCGTGACCCGATGCAAATAGCCCTCAAATATCGGGCATTCTGCCTTCGGAGCATATTTTGCCTTAATGTAGGTAAAAGTCACTTGATCAGGGCTGTGTGGGTGAAGTTTCCACTCTACAAGTTCAAAGACACCATTTTTCAAAGGTGCATAAATCGGCTCATCTTCCGGTTCATTGCACTCAATTTTGGGATCCGTCATAAAACAATCGTAGAGATCCTTATACCCATGGAGGCTGGATTCATTATTGAGTTCATAGTCCACATACTTACGATATAGCTTGATCAGTTGCTTTGCATCAAGCTGTGTGTAGTAATAGTTGTTGTAATAATACAGCGTATTTCCATAGGAAATAATATGAACATATTTCTTCAGTTCTCCTGCCATTTCCACAATGGACAGGGTCTTAGAAGTTTTCTTGATAGCAGGTTCAAAGATTGGACGACTTGCTGTCTTAGATAATGTGCTTTCCTGCACATTATCGGGTATGTCATCTCGCACCAAGATGGGCGGTGGTACTGCGTCCCTCGCATTGAGAGAACTAAGATAGTCCGAAAGCTTTTCTGCGGGCACCGATGGATCTGGTTTATGCCGTGCCGCTTCTAGCTTCTTCTTGATTTTCTCGCGAGCTTTTGGCCTTTCGTCAAAGACCGCCTGTGACACGCCCTTAGGCGATTCAGCCTCATCGGATTGGAGAACCTCATTAGAATCGCTGAAACTGCAGTCCCAAGTACCTTCCGACCATCCAGTCTGTCGCACACGTTGTTCACGCAGTTTCTTCTGCTTTTGCTTGAAATTGACCTTACTCATGTTTTTTTACCTCCTCAGAATTTTTCTGAAGATAACTTTGCGCGGTAAGCTTCTCGATGAAGTTTTGCTTACCTGTCGCATTACCTGAAATAAGGTAGTCAATTCTTGTCAGTCCGTCATCCCGGTTGTCGCCAACCCAGATGTAGCCAGTTTCTGTATCCCAAGCATGAATCAGTAAGTTATACTGGCTTTCTTGCTCAATCTCTTCGGTATGACCAACGATAATTGGCGCATCGCCTCTGATAATAAGACAGAAGAAGATTTTTCCGGATTTGTCAGTTTTCATGCTGCACAGAACCTGAAAATTTTTAATTCCATCTTCGATTTTCCAGTTGTATGCAGCAATCTGCTTTCCGTCCTTTAAAATAATCGTCTGAAATCCTTCAAGGTAGGAAAGAAATTCTCCTTCGCAAAATACAAGTTCACCACCTGCATTCCCAAAGGTTACGTAGCCTTCTTTTCTCTTGAAAGCTTTTTCCATCCACGTAACATTTTTTTCTAACAGAGTGCGCTCCTCTTCCTTCAGTGCTTTGTAGATGTTTTCACTGTTCTTCTGTGTCATAATTGTGTCCTCCCAAAATAAATAATGATTTGCTCCGACAACGTATCTGTCGTTTGCAGCTATAGCTTATCACTCTTTCCTCATTTGCTCATGACTGGTGATTATCATAGAAAATCATCTTTTCATCCGATATTCATTCACAGTTTATTCACATAGGGATTTTCCGCTCAATTAAACTGTCGTTTTATCGTTATTCTATAAAACCCATTTCATTTTTCGCATTAAATCAAGGAACAAAATTTAAAATAAAAAAATCCAGAGATGCCGCTCCACATAGCATCTCTGGATTTTTCCTTGCAAGATTCTTCTTTTTACTCCATCTCCTGATCTCCAAAAAGTCGTTCTAGTTCTTCATATACATCCTCTTCTTCATAAAACTCCATGTGTTTAGATATCTCTTTAAGCTTTCCCATGCACTCATTCAATATCTCGCTCATCTTTTCATATATAACTAAATTCGCGTCTATATCATGTGGACAATTATATTCATAATCTTGTACCATATCAGATAATTCTTCAAACGTTTTTATCATACAAGATTTGTTATCCTCAACCTCTTTCGGAAAATGTAGTTTTATAATAAGCTCTAACTTCTCTTTTTCCAACCCTAACCTACGGTTCATTTCTAAAGATCGTATGCCTCTGATTATAATCTCCTTTAAAACTTCATCTCCAGCTTTCATCACCGAATCATCTAGGGAATCTAGCCACCAGCCATCTTCTCTTGCTGCCTCGTCTAAAGCTCGTGCCATAAAGTTTTTAAATAACTGCACACCTTCTTTCTTTTCAAATAATAGAAGTAGATCAAAAAAAGCCGCATTTTGCGCTGTTATGTTTGTTTTAGCCCCCAATTTCAAATCGTGATCTACAAGTTCCGTTCCAAGAATCACTCTTAACCTAGCTACAAGCCTCTCATTCACCCTCTTTAGTCCATTTCCAACATCTGGCACATCCTCCCACGCATCTTCTTCTTTTTGTTTGGCATTCAATTTTTCTTGCCATTCTACATCAGTCTCGTCATCGTCTGGCACACTCTCTATTCCAGCCTCCGATGCCCATTTCTTTCTACAATACTGATGGAATGTTATGCAGGTATTATCTTTTGCCGCCTGTTCGTATTTTAAAATAACTTTTTCCTTCTTCTGTTCAAGCTTCTTAATCTCTTTCGACGCTTTGAGTTTCGCCCTGTGTTTAGCTCTATTTTGCTTAACCAATTCGATATAGGCATTTTTCTCATCCATTGACCTGTCCTCCTAAAGTAAAACCTCCCCGGCAAAACCATTCAGTTTCACCGGGGAGGTTTATCATACGCTTATCTTCCCATGTTTTGCACGATTAGTGCATCTTCATGCAACAATCTTACTTTCTGGGATTTTTGATCGCAGCCTGAGCAGCAGCCAGACGTGCGATAGGCACACGGAAGGGAGAGCAGCTGACGTAGTCCAGACCGACATTGTGGCAGAACTCCACGCTCGTGGGGTCGCCACCGTGCTCGCCGCAGATGCCCAGACCCAGATCGGGACGGGTCTCGCGGCCGTCGTGTGCAGCCATCTTGACCAGCTTGCCAACGCCGATCTGATCCAGATGCTG